GTTAGCTACAGCATGAATTGTCATGTGCTCCCATGTGAATGGTGGTCAAATGAGAACCGTAATGAGCGTAGCTTATCACTTGACGCGGTGGCTAAATGCGTTGCACCTTAAGCTTGACAGTATGGTGCTTTAAATATTCTGTCATGTCCTTTCAAGTGGGATCAATCACTTGTTTGAAAGGAGGTTTTGCTATGCTTAAGCAAGCTGACGTGACTGACGTCGGGAAGGTTCCTGAAGCAGGAGAGGTGAATTCGACCTCGGGACAGAGATATCAGTCTCTGTTTGGACGACGATACCGCGGGGAGGTATCCAAGTATACGAAATCGGTTCAGCGACAAGTTGGCACGATCAGAGAAGAGTGGTGTGATGATGTCCTAGCCGCTCAAGGGTTTGATCTCGGAGACGAGTATGCGCGTTCCGAGTATGAACCAGCCAAATTGTTCGAAGCCCTTAGTGTTTACGATGGGCCTAGCACTTGGAGGTTCTCTGATGACGGGGATTGGGCTTTACTGCGGCGAGCGATCAGTAAAGTTGAGTCGTACTTCAAGGATTTTTATGGAACTCTAACGCCTTTAAAGCTGGATGAGAACCTATGGTCCGTTATTAAGAAGGAAACATCTAGCGGCTTACCTAGCCTAGCCCCTAAGAGAATGGTGTTCAATGACGAGATTAAACGCGCCGAACGTCTACTTGAATCGGAACAATTAGACAGAACACAGGGTCGTAAACGTTCTGGGACCCATGAGATTCCTGAGCCCTGCGTCGCTTATTATAGGACGCAAGCATCAATTTCAGAGGACGGGAATCCAAAGAAGAAAGTCCGTATGGTTTGGGGTTACCCTCTTTCTATGATTTTAGTTGAGGCGCTATATGCGAGACCGGCAATCGATCGAATATTGACGGCGACCACTCCTATAACATTAGGATATCGTAAGTCTCAATTAGGTGCGCTGATGAAATCAACGGAATGGTGGCCCGTGTGCGGTACTTTTGATTGGTCCAAATGGGATGCTAATTGTCCGACACGGCTTGTCATGGAGGCCTTTCGTATCATCCGAAAGTTCTTCAAGGAGGTTGACGATGATGCGTGGAACCTTATTACTAGGTACTTCGCAACCGCAGGAGTCGTCATGCCGGATGGTCTTGTGTACAATAGGCGACGCAAGGGTATCCCCTCCGGGTCATTCTTCACTTCCCTTGTTGGTTCCATAGCCAACATGATAGCAATCATATTCCTTGCTATGAAGCAGGGTCTCGATGTGATTGGGATATTCGTGCTTGGAGATGACTCTGACGCCGGTTTCACAGGTGACGTAAATGTTGGTCGAATGGAATCTGATGCCAAGTTCCATTTCGGTATGAAGCTAAACCTTGATAAATTGGTTTATGGCGGTTCAAAGATCAGGCCTCATTATCTCGGTCATGACTGGGATCGTGGGCGCATAGCGCGACCGGTAATAGAAACCGCTCAAAGGGTTAAATTCCCAGAGAGGTATCATAAGGACTGGTGGATGTTGCGCGAAGATAAACTGATCTCGCTCTATGGCGACAACATTTACGCATGGCCACTGATTCATCGAATAATGGTGGAAAAGCGACTTGCAACCGCGTTCGGATCAGGTGACCAGTTCCTACTCAAGCAATTCCACGACTTGGGAGGTTTCACTCAAACTGAAAGTCCAGAGAATGTTGG